GCACCATGTCGCCGGTGTTGCCACCGATCGTCCTCCAGACACCAGGGGCGACCCGCCTGACGGCGATCTCCACGTGCCCACGGGGGCCGGGGTCCCAGACGACAAAACACCCCGGCACGGGCTCCGGCCGCAGCCGGCCCTTCGCCCTGGCGTTGGCATGAATCGTCCAGGTTGACGGGTGGCCGATGTCGTCGTCATCGACTCCCGCCTCGCGGAACATCGCGTCGGCGAACATCCCGCACCACGGCTGCCCGGACATCCCCCAGAACCGCTGCCAACGGTCGATGTCCGGGCCCCTGTTGCTGCCAGGCGGCGTCTCCGCGGTCCCCACATACCGGCGGGCCTGGGCGATGACCTGCGCCGCGTTGCTCACGACACCCCTCCCAATCGACGGTTCACGGCACGAAATCCTCGACGGGCCCCGGGTCGATGCCGGTCACGCGGATCGCCGTCTCGCGACACGACTGGATCACGAGCGCATCCGGATCCAGCTGCGGGACATAAGAGCCCCGTCCAGAGGCCCTGCGGTCCCTCGCCTGCTCGGTGGCGATAGCCCGGACGGCGCGGCGCAGCTCATTGCCGCGCTCGCACGTCAGCACGATTTGCGCGACCGTTGCGCCGATGACGCGCTCAACGTCATCTACGTTTGCCTCGACACGGGCGAACATCATGCCAACCAGGGCGAGATTCACTGCGAGCATCCCCGCCGTCCACGCCAGGGCCCGGCGGCTCATGCGCGCAATGACCCGCTCGTGATCTGCATGCGGGATCATGCGAGGAACCTCACAACCGACGCGACGATCGTGGCCCACACAATCGCCGTCAGCAACACGACCACGACGAGCGTCACCGCCGGAACGCGCGGTCCGCCACCGCCGACAGTCCCATGCCCAGGAGCACCAGCGTCCCGGCGAACGCCAGGACCTCCGGCCTTCCCTCCCCCCGGGTCTCGACGGTGGCGAGCACCAAGCCCCACACGAACGCCACGATCGTTGTGAGACGAACCCACCAGCGCGGACGCCATGAGTCGCCGTTGCTGTTGCGTTGGGGGCTCACGCACGCTCACCGCCCCTTGCGACGTCGCCGGTCATGCCAACGGTAACCCGGCGCCGCGGACCGCCGCGAGCCGGCCCAGGATGACGTCCACCCTGTCGCGTGGGGAGTCGAGGGTGAGGGTCGCCTCGTCACCATCTGCCCGCCACGTCACCTGCGTGATCGACGCATCACGTCCCCACGAGCCAGTGTCCGGGTCCCACCGGTTCGACAACCGGACCCGCTGCCCCGGGTGGCGCAGCAACGACGCGGCGGACACCGGAGCACCCGAGGTAAGCGACCGAACGGCATTGGAGCCGCCGAGGGTGATCGACCCGCGCGTCGGCCTAACAGTCCTTGTGGCGAGCCACGCGTCGCCGATCGCCTCGGCGCTTGCGGTGGTGAGGGCCGCGTCAACGGTGAGCGTCAGGCCGCGGGTGACGCCGGCGGCGGTGAGGATCGGGTGCGTCCCCGTGCGGGTGACAGACAAAGAACGGCCGTCAACACCGGTGCCGGAGACGGTGACCTGGTTGTACAGTTCGTCGCCGGCGTCACCCGCGTCGGCGAACGTCGCACCTGACCACTCACCAACCTCGAAGGCGGGTGACGTCGGTCGCTGCTCAAGGAACAGTTCCTTGTCAACGGACACGCCCACCAGATAGTCGTGATACGCGTTGGCGGCCTGCACAACCGCTCGCACCGACACGGGCCGGCCAATATACGCGAGATGCGGGATTTTGAATGACGTTGTTGTGATCCGCGACGTGCTCGACGACAGCATTGGCAGGTATCCGGAAAGCAGCGAGGTGAACACTTCGTTCGCGGTGAGATCGGACTGGTTGCTCGCCTCATACGCGGTGTCGCGGGCGGCCAGGGCGCGTCTGACGCGAAACCACGTCGCAGCGGCCGGCGTCCACGGAGCGTTACCTTTGTTGTTCGCAACGAGGCTTAGATAGCGACGCGCGGTGGAGAGCGTCGTTGCGAACGTCCCAGACGAAGCGCCCCACCCACTGACCACCACGTACCCGGAATCGGAGCCGGTCCACTTTGACGGGTCCGAATCCGAGAAATACAGGTTGGTGTCAATGCCGGCGGCGTTACCGGCGCACTCCCACTCGATAACAACGCGTTTCCACGCTCCCGCCTCACCACCATCGAGATAAAACCCCGACCGGGCGCCGTCGGTGGCGATTGGGATGGTGGTGTTGGCTGTAACGCCCCATGCTAGGTATCCATCGTTGCGTCCGTTCAACACTGAGGCGTTCGCAAAATCCGATATGTATGCGAGCGTGCCAGGGAACGATGTTATCTCACGCCAATCCGCGAGCTGCTGATGGACCCACGCCCGGGTGACCATCACGTCGTCCAGTGCGTATTGCCACCCCTTGCATGTCACGTCGATTTTGTTGCCTGTTCCGAGGTTGGTGTCGGAAACCCGTCCCGACCAGCACAACCCCGACCCCGACACCTCGAGCTCAACCTCCGAGAACGGGAGCAGATCGGACCACGGGAGCCGGCTATCCCGGGACACTGAGAACGACAGCTGGTCGGGGCCCCACTCGTTGGCGCTCGCCGACAGTGACTCGGGGACGACGCCGCGCGCCTGGTCGGTGCCGACAACAGTCCACGACCCGCCCGGTGGCTTGATTCGCAGCGTCGCTATCCCGGATGCACTCATGGTTCACTCGTCGCGAACGTAATGCCACCTGGGGGTGGGCGTGACCCGGATCATTGCTAACTCCGGGTACGTAGACGCCGTTGACGCCTGCATCGCGAATACGAGCTCGCACTCGCCGGGGTCGATCTCGATCGTCTGTCCAACACCTGATGCCGCCGACCAGCCGGGCTCGTAAACCGTCCGGGCCCGGGCCAGGCCGTCTGGGAACACCTGGACCGCAACCGCGCCCCCGTAGTTGTTGGTTGGAATGAGCCCCGGTGTTTTGGCCGCGATGAGACGCCGGTGCGGGGGCACCAGGATCACAAACGGAATGTCCAGGTTTCCCGACATCGCGGTGCACGTCTCGCGCAGCACGAAGTCAACCTGAGCGTTCTCGTTGATCGGCACCGCAAGCGTCCCCAACCGGTGCAACCCACTACCGGATGGCGCGTAACCCGTCGACCCGTATTCTCTGGTGTAGGTGTGCTGGTCAACGTCGCCACCGGCGAGCGACGCGATGAGCCTCGGGGAGGTCCAGGTGGTGACGGGGGCCGTCACCCACGCCCACACCTCCATCTCGAGGGCGCCGGTGTGGTGCTGCGGGTCGGACAGTGACGGGTCAAGGCGCCACCGCGCCATCGCCGGGCTCGCGTTCGACGAGATCCGCAACACCGATCCGAGGATGTTTGGCCACCCGCTTGCTGTCGTGACCGTAAACGGCGATAGCAACCTGGCTTCCCGAGGTGACAGGAGTGCATACCCGGGCCTGCCGCCACGGCCGCGGTCCTGCGACACCAGTGTCGGGGTGCGCCCGACCTCAATGACCTGCGCCCAGTCCATCTGCCAGGTGGTGGCTGTCGCGGCGAGCTGCTCCACTGCTATCCACGCAACATACGTGGTGGTCGCCGGCGTCCAGTCAATGGTTTTCTGCGTCCATGTGGTTGACAGGGCGACACCCGACGTTGAGCTGTTGTTGCTAGACGTGCCGAATCGCAGGCGCGTTGATGTCGTGTTGTTCGCGGACCTCACCCACACGGACGCTTGGTACGTCACGCCAGCGTAAAACGGGCCGTAGACTGGTGATGAGGCGCCAGTGTTGGCGGTAGCAGGGGCAACGACCTGGGCGCACGCGCTTCCGAACCGCCCGGGTGCTGCGTACTCGATGCTGGTCGCTGCACCGGTGAGCGGTGACGCCGCAACCGTCCACGGGCTCGACACGGTTCCCGTCCCGGCGAAGTCAAACGAACCGTCGGACAGGTAGTTGCGGTTCGCCGGCGAGCGCGCGAACCCAATAACCGCGGCCTTGGGCGTGGCCGTTCCGGCTTTCGCGATCGCCTCGAACTGTGCGGTTGCGGGCGCGTCACCCGGAATAGCGCCGCGCATAACGATGTCGCCAACAGGGTCAGCGACGTCATACCAATACGGCTGAACAGCGAAGTCGTCGATGAAGCAGTTTGTCGCTAGCGGCCTCCACGTGATCCCAACTCGACCGGTGACATTGTGGCCGAATACAGCGACGTCGGCTGTGGATAGCACAACCGACACCCACCCATTGACGTTCATGTCGAAATCGGCGGACGCAACGAGGGACTGGCATATCTTGACCGTGACGACGTTCCCCTCGATGCTGCCCGCCACCCGGAACGGTGACCCGATGTCAATGCGCGTAATAAGACTGGACGACGCGAGGTTGGTTGTTGTTCCATTGACAACCTTGTCGATTCTGACCCTAGACACGGAACCCGTGTCATCCACGTAGCACACCAGAAACGTGTTAGCAGAGACACGTTTTAGGACGACACCAGCGACTAGGTTTGTGATCGTCGATCCAGGGACCACCGTCAGCAGACACCTGACGTCACCGTACGTGTAGCCGTACGCAGTCCAGATGGCGCGCACATTGATGCTTGCGTTGGCGGGCTGCCACTCGCCAGACGACGACAGGACAATGTTGCTCGCCGAGCCACTGTCGAACGTCCAATCGGTTGCGGGCTGCGAGTTCCCGAGGTCAATGAACGCTCCCATCGGGTCGCCCTCGACGTACGGGGCTGCAATGAACGTCACAGCGAACTCGACGCGGCCCCCCCACTCAGCACGGTTCCGCCAGTCCTGCAACTGCGCGGTGGATGAGAACACCCTCAGGTGCTGCCGGTATGGTGACGTGTTCGTCGTAACCGTCACGCGCCCGCCGTGACGGCGCATGAGCTCCACGATGTTCGCCAGGTCAGAGACATGGCCGGGCATGTCGGTGGCGGCTGACGGCAGCAGGCGCAGCCCCAACGCGACCTGGCGGTTCTGCACCTCACTGGACGTGGGTTGCCGCCCGAGGGTGCCGCGAGGACCCGACCACGCCTGCTCCCATATGGCGTTCCCCCAGTCCCACGTCGTGATGTGCCACGGGGGGGTGGACAGGGCGTAGGAGCTTGAGTTCGCGTCGTTGGCGGTGAGGGTCACCTGCATGTCGTCACGCTCCCGACGGGACGAGGGTTGCCGGCGTGCTCGCCTGCCCGTCAACGCTCGCGCCGACCGCGCGCGCGAAACTCGACGCGTCCACGCGGATCGTCACGAACCTGCCACCGGTTGCGGCGGTGATCGCGTTGCGCCCCCCGACTCCAATGTCCCCCGGCCCGAACGCCGTCCGGATGAACTCCTCCGCCAGGATGCCGGTGTTGATCCGGGCGCGTTGCTCCGGCGTCAGCTCCGCGGGCTGGTTGACAACACCTGTGTCCGTGGGGGTGGTCTCCGCCGCGGCTGTGGGGTTGTCCGGCAGACTCATAATTTCCTGCGCGGTTTGTGCCTGATCCCACCCGAGTTCGGCGAGCTGCGCGTCGACGTCGGCGATCTCACGGTCAACAGCGGTTCGCGCATCCCACGCGTCCTGCAACTGCCTGTTCAGGTCACGGATGCGGTCCAGGACCCTGCGGCGGTTCTCGGCACCACGGGTCTTGCGGAGCGACGCGAACGCGGCCTTCCGGGCGCGCTTGAGGCCAGTGATCGTCCGGTTGTGGCGGCCGCGTTCCGCGATGAGGTCCCTGCGATCGTCCTGCAGCTCACGGATGCGGGCCGCCCGCACCGCCTGCTGGCGGATCGCATCGAGTTTGTCCGGGTTCGTGATCCCCGCGCCGCGGGCCGCCTGTTCGGCGGCGGCACCCACCTGCTTGTCCTGGAGCGAATCGTCGCGGTGGCGGGCGGTGATGGCATCAGACGCTGACCAGGGCGTCGACGGCCGGAACCTCAAAAGCGCCCGGCCGACGCGCAGGGCCGCAGCCAGGTTACGCCGGTCCGCAGCCAGGTCACGCCGGTCCGCAGCCAGGTCACGCCGGTCCGCCACAGTGCGGTTCCCGGTGGCGGGTGTCGGGTCGACGTCGCTCGCGGGGTCACCCGTGCCGCGGAGCCGCTCCAAGCCGGCGGGGACACGCAGCACATCCCACCGTGAGTCACCAACCTCCACACCACCGGAACCCGCGTCGAACCACACGCCTTTCACCCGGATTCCCATGTGCTGGTACCCGGTGCCGAACCGCGACCGCCCCCACGACCGGAACCCATAAACGATGGGTTCATCACCCCTGGCGGGTTTGCTGATCGGGAACTCACTGAACGTAGTCCCGCCCTTCGTGCCGCGGAACCCGGGGACCTGGGCGGCGACATAGGTGGCGAACCCCGAACAGTCCCAAAAGTTCGGCCCGGTCCGTTCCCCTCTACCTGTGCCGCCCGGCGTGTAGCCCTTCCCGACCTGGGCTCGCGCGAACCGGTATGCGGCGTCAACCCACCCGCCGGTGGAGAACCGCTGAACCTTCCCGCCGGTCATGGCGAGCGCGTGGGTGATGCTCACACCGGACTCAACGAGGCGCTGCTGCTGCGGGGTGAGGATCACCTCGTCGGGGCGGGCGAGCACCAGGCGGGAATCAACGTCCCTCGGGCCAGGGCCACCAATGAAGCCACCTGACGAGAACGGGTTGAGGGCGCCGGCGAGGCCACCAGCGACGGAACGCAAACCGTCCGCGAACTGCCGGCCGAGCGCCTTCCCGGCGTTGATGGCGGCGTCGGCGATCAGACCGGGGATCGCCCGGATCGCCGCACCGATGATCGCGGCGAGTGTCGCCGGGAGCTGCCGCAACCCGGACCCGATTTTGCTGATGAGCGACGTCCCGATCGCGACGGCCGCGCCCGCCATCCGTGCGGGAACGGCGCGCAGCATGGCGAGCACCAAGTTGATGGCGCCGCGCACAACGGTTGTCATGCCGCCCCACGCCTTTGACCAATCACCGTCGATGACGGCGGTCACAGCCACGAGGACACCGCGGATGACCTGCAATGCGGGGCGCATCACCGCGGCCACCGCACGCAAGGCAGTGACGACAACGGTGGTGATCTCGTCACCCCACCGCACCCACACCGCGGTGATAAGCGCAATGACCGACTGGACTGTTTTCAGGATTTCCCGCATCAGGGGGCCGACGACGGGGGCAAGCCGGCGGAACGCGCGAGCGCCGTCCTCAGCGAGGGCACCCCACAGCCTCGACAGGTTCGCGACGGTCGCGGCGATCGGGGCGCGCACCTGTCCGATGATGTCGGCGACCACCGGGAACGCCCGCCGGGCGGCGTTGGAGAACCCGGCGACAGCGGCACCTAGTTTCGAACCGAACGCTTCGATGACCGGTGCGATCGCCCGTTCGATCTTCGGCCACTCGTCCGTGACGGTTTTGATGCCCCCGGCCATCGCGTCGAACGCGTCGCCGACGGCGGGCAGCAGGCGGGCGCCGATCGTCTCCTGGAGGTTCTCCCACGCGACCTGGAAACCCTCGATTTTTCCTTTCGTCGTCTGCGCGTACGCGTCCCCTTGGCCCGCGAACCTCTGCCTGATGGCGGCGAGCGCCGCCTCACGTGACGCGACCTTGTCCGCGGCTTTCGCCTGCTCCAGTTGCTGCTCGGTGTAGGCACGCCCGGACTCCTTGAGTTTGTCCTGGGCTTTCGTGACCGGCTCGAACTGGATCCCCAGTTTGCGGAGACTCAGGAACGACCCGTTGTAGACGCGGGCGAGCATCGACTGCGCATCCGCGAGTTGAATGTTCTTGGCACGCGCAATATCGACGGCGGTCACGTTGAGCGCCAGGGCCTTGTTCACGTCCCCCGTCGTGCGGAGCATGTTCCCGAACGACTCGGCGAGCGCCTCATCGTCCATCTTGAAGCGGCGGGACTGCGCCTGGATCGCCTTGTCGATTTTCTCGCCGTACTTGTCCCACGCCACGCCGGCGGTGTCGACCATCCGCCGGACCTTCGCGTTGGACGCCTCCGCTTCCTGGGCGGCTTTGACGGCGCTCACACCGAACTTGGCGACACCCGCGGTGAGGGCGGTGAACGCGACGCCGGCGGCGAGCGCCGCGGCGCGCATCCCCCCGAACGCGCGCGTCCCCGCGTGACTGAGACGGGAGACGGCGGTCTCCGCTTCACGTGACGCGCGCTTCACGCCATCGGCGTCACCCTCGATGTAGATCCGTGGGTTGCGTCCGCGCGCCATTTCAGTCCCCCGGCCCGTGCCCCGGGGCCCACGGGAGGTTCGGGTCGGGTGGCGGGCTGCCACTCACGCTGCCACCCCATGATCCCCCGGGTGACGTCACCGCACCATCAGCATAATGCTGCTGTTCGGCGGCGTCTGCCTCAGCGAGCAGCTCCGCCAGGTCGCGGTCGACAATGAACGCGCTAACGCTTGCCACTGGAAGCCCGAGGAGTGCGCTTGGGCTTGACCCCCACGCCCTCGCCACCCGTGCCACCGGTTCCGCCAGTTCTGAGTCCCGGAAACCTGGTCGCGTCAGCGACCCCCTCGAACGCCATCGTGAGGACCTCGGTGAGCTCCGAGTCGTGCAGGTCGGCTGCGCACACAACCGGGGGGACACCCGTGACGGGGTCAGGTTCCATCCCATCCGGGACCTGGTCCTGGTCGTAGACAACCCGCGGCTTGATGAACATCGCCTCCACGATGTCGCGCTGCAACAGCAGGACCGCGCGGGCCGCGATTGGGTCGGTGAGGTCGACGGTTCCGTCATCCAGTTGGCCGCCGGATTCGATGAGCATCCCGAGGATGCCGGCGACCTCGTCGTCGCCGCGGGCGATCGCCTGGGACATGAGCCAGGACATGGACAGGCCGCGCCGGACGGTGAACGTCCGGCCCGACTTGAACGTGTGCTCCTGCTCGTTGGCGACCCAACTCACGTGTAGCTGGTGGTCGCGTTGACGAGGGTGATCTTCGCGTGCCCGGAGCTGCCGGTGCTCGACGCCCGCCATTCGAACGACGACCCGATCCTGCGCTTGTTCTCCAGGGCGTTCGGCCCGCCGCTAACGTACTGGCAGTTGGTGAACTCGAAGAACAACTTGTACGGGTAGCTTCCCACGATGTTCGTCGTGGAGATGAACCGGATCGTGGCGGCGAACCCGGTTGCGTTGATGAGCGCGTCGAAGTCGGTGGCGTTGATGGAGCGCTTCGGGATGCTACCGGTGAACGTCACTGGCGTCTCGGCCTTCTCCATGAGGTCCGGGAACCTCGACCCGGCACCGGGCGTGTGTTGTGCGGTGACGGGGTTCGCGATGTTGAGGTTGAAGTCCTCGATCGCTGCGCCACCGGACAGCCACGTGATGTTCATGTGGCTGCGAAGGAACGGGAGAATGGTGAGCGCCTCGTATGCGGGCGTGAGGTTGGGGTCGTTGATGCGCGCCAGATACAGGGCGGGGCCTGACACCTGAACACGCGCCCCGCCCTCCGCGGGGGTCGTCACCTGCATCTGCTGAGTTGCGGCGCCTTTCAGCTGCTCAAAAAACGACTGGTCCTTGTATGCGATGCGCAAATCAGCGGTTTTCGGGGTGGAACCAGTGATGAACGGGGCGGTCCACACGTGCCGGTGCGCACCGGTTGGGATTGTGACGTTGTCCGGGTCCGTGATGGTGTTGTTGCCGGCGGTGGTGGTCGGAGCGCCGAGCATCATGGTGAGCAGCATCCCGACGGTGTCGGGGTACATCCGGGACTCCAGTGACCAGTCCGGCGCGTACTTCTCAGGCAGGCGCGATATCGGCTCATCCAGGTTGCGGATTTCGTCGTCACGGTCGAGGTGCATCGGGTTGCTGTTCGCCTGCACCTGCACGGCCGGCGCGTACAGCACCTTCGTCCCGTAGGTGGGTGTGTTCGACTCGGAACCGGGGGTTGCCTCAGTCCTGATTTGCACGTAGCCGGTCGCCATTTACTCCTCCTCACTGTTGACGTCAGCGGTGACCGCGTTGCGCGTGGAGTCGAGCTGCTCTGCGACGCGTTCACGCTCGTCACCCATGGCGGTGGCGGCGACGGCGCGTAGGTCACCGGCGACGGCCCGGACGAACCGGTCGAGGTGGTCGCGGGCGGCGGCGTGCTCGGCGACGGTCAACTCCACCAGCTGCAGGTGCATCCCGGGGTCCGAGTCATATTTGCGGGCGTCCTCAAGGGTGATCGCGTCGCATGGCCCGCCGACGGGGGTCGGCTGGTGCGTCCAGAACCACCCGGGGACACCCGGGATGTTGTGTGCCTCGGATGTGGCGCCGGGGAGGGTGAGCCGGAGGCCGTGCGCCTCGGCTGTCTTGCGTGTTGCCATGTGATGCGGCCTCCTGGTCATGTGGACAGTGCACGGACCATCAGGCGGCACTCGAGGCGCACGCGCTGCTGGTTCGCCGCCTGGTCGGTCACGAAAACCTGCTCGCCGGAGACCAGGACGGCGTCCTCAACGTCGCTGCGGCCGAGGGTCGGTGACCCGTCGAACGCGTCGACGACCTGGGCGAGCACTGTTTGCGCGTTGCGCTGCCCGGCGTCAGCGTCGGTGAGGGGAACCTCGACGGTCACCACATAGGTGAGGTCCCATGCTTCGGTGCCGAGCTGATGGTCCGCCTCATCCAGGTTGCGACGGTCGAACCCGGAGAACCTGATTGCGACGGCCGGGAGTGTGTCCAGCGCGCGCGGCTCGGTCGCGTACACCTTGCACGCGTTGCCGTCCAGGGTGATCGCCTTGGCGGTGACAACATCAGCGGCGGCGTCCGCGATGCCGGTGAGTGACGGGACGCCCATCACCCCACCCCGTGGCGTCGCATGTGCCGGTTCACTGCTTCGGTGAGTGCGTCACCGATCGCGGCGCGGATGCGTGACTGCTGAACCGCCACGGACCGTTGCATGAACATCTGTGCCGGGTATGTGCGGTGCGTCGTGATCCGCGCGACGAACACGCCGGGGGCGGGGGTGAGGGCGCGTGCGCGCCGCGGAACGATCGGTTTCTTGACAGTGCCGCCGAACTCCAGAAGTCCGACACGTCGGCCCCGCTTGCCCCGGATTGAGCTGGTGATGTACGCGCCGCGTTGCGTGGCGCGGGCGACGAGTGACGACACCAGCTCACCGGACCGCCGCGGCGCAAGCGTCCTGGTGACGGGGAGCACCACGTCCTCGGCGACACCGATGAGCGCGGACCGCACATCCTCATCCAGCTGTGCGCGGGTTTCCGCCATGGCGGCGCGCAGCGCCTCATCCCGGACGACGACGCGGGTGCGGATCACGCGACACCCACGGTGCGGTAACGGCGGAGCACCGTTTCCGCCTCGACTGGCAGGCCTGATGGGCGGTCCTCCGTTGGCGTGACTCCCTCCATCGCCGGCGCGGTGAGCGCCTGCACGCCGCGCCGCAACCATGTGACAACAGTGATGATGCACGCGTGCTCAATGTCGGCGGGGACAACGGGCCAACCCCATTTCCCGGTGACCTCAGCATACCAGCGCGGGCTGAGACCGCCGACCGCCGGAAGGAGGCGGATCGCCTCGATCGGGTCGGTGGATGACCTGTCGAGGGGCAGCAGCAGCCGTTCCGTTGACGCGACGGTCGTGACCTCAGTCTGGGCGTCACTGTCGAGCAGCCTGATGGTTGTCGGTGCCGCCGACAGGTCACCGACCCACAGGTCGCGCGTGCGGGCGGCGCCGGCGACCGGGATGAGCCGGACGGTGTCGCTGGTGTCGAGCGGGGCGACGCGCCGGTCGATCCACCGCATGATGAGCTGTGACGCCCTGGTGATGAGCGCGGCGGCGACTTCGTCCGAACCGGTGTCCCCGGATGGTGTCTGCATGAACTGCCTGACCGCGGTGATTGTGGTGAGGTCACCGGACGCCGCACTGTGACTGGCGATCTCAACCTGGAACTCCGGGGTGTCCTGCGTTTTGGTTGAGGGGAGGGTGACATGCCACCAGGCGAGATAATCACCGGGGGTGTCGACGTCGGCTGCGGCCCAGTCGTAACGGACGGTGCCGGCCGCTGCGTTGACGATGGTCGCGGCCGAATCGACCTTCAACGTGTAGGCGCCGGCTGCCCGCATCCGGAACTTGACGGTTGAACCGGTCAGGTTGAACGCGGTGCCGGCGATCTTGATGGTGTCGGTGATTGACGGGGAAAGGTTCCCGGCGAAGATGCGGATGGGGGCCATCAAACGACCTCAGTCTGGTGTCCGCGCGTCGAATGATGATGCGACCGGTGCGGGATGGTCGAATGCCCTGGTGACGATTTTGGCCTCGACTTTGATGATCCTGGCGGTGTCGGTTCCGGTCGCGGTGGTGACCGCCCGTTGGTGGATGCTCCCCAGTGTGAGCGTTGTCTGAGCGTCGGCGACGGGCGACACAACCCGCGTCTTTAGACGCTGGAAAGCGACTGAAGTGTCATCTTGTGTCGCCGGAGTGATCGGGGAGTGACCAAACAGCACAGCGATGAATTGCCGCGCCGTCGAATCCGCGACTGTCGTCCAGTTCAGCGTGAACCCGTCAGCGTCGAACGACGCCAGGTCCGCCTCAGCGTCAGTCGTTGACGGTTGTGTTGCGAGCAGCAACGCCTTGTCCGTGAACGACTTTTGATCGAGATCGGTTGTGGTGACATTGTCGGCCGATTGCCACCAGAACCCGCCCTGGTCGTTCCCGTCGGACGCGGAGACGGTTAGCCGCGCCTGGGTGTTGTCAATCGAATTGCTAGCTGTGCGCCCCCATGATGCGAACAGTGCGCCACGAGGCTTGTAACCGACATTTGTCGTTGACTTCGTGCCTGTGGTGGATGTTCGCTGCGTGTCTGTCAGGACCGCGTATTGTCCGCCCTTTAGCGCGAGGTAGCAAAAGTCGGTGGCCGTCCCGCCGTACGTCTGCCAGTTGATTGTGAACCCGTTCGCGTCGAACGACGCTAGTGAACCCCTCCAAGAGAAACTGTTTGAACCGGCGGCCAAAAACGCAAAACAGAAGTTACTGTCTTGGTAACTGATGTTGTCTGTGGTAGTCACCGCGTCTCTGCTGCGCATGGCCACCACGGCCTGACTGGACACTGCGGACGCGGCCCCGATCATCAAAGACTTGGTGTTCAGATCTGTGTCTTTGGCTGTGTTGACGCCGGCCATGATGACAATGCCAGGCGTGAACCCAACTCCCGTTATCGAAGTTGATGGAGTAGGAGTTGTCGCTGCGGTTCCCGCCTTCGCGTTTGTGATGCTGTCGCCGCCCAGGGCCATGTAGTGGCATTGCCATGCTGCGGATGGTGCGTCGGACCAGTTGATGGTGAACCCGTCCGCGTCGAACGACACCAGATCGGCGATAGCGTCGGTTGTTGGGGTGCCCGAGGCGTGAATGGTGATGACCCTGTTTGTGCTGAGACGCCGACCGGTGTTTGATGTTGCGACCGCATCGTCCTCGGCTCCCGACATGCACCAGCGCTCGGTGGCTGATGTCGCCGCACCGAACCAGAACGCGTTGTCGCCTGACTCAAACGTGTTGTTGGACGTCAGTTTGACGCCCCACAGGATGATGGCCTTTGGCTGGAACCCAACGCCGGTTACCGACTGGTTGCCGGTGCTGGTGTTGCAGACGAAAACGCCCTTTTTGACGTCAACGCTCAAACTAACGGCCCACCAAGCTCGTCACACGCCAAGCCTGGTTCTGAGCTCCTGTGGCGTCGCGTAGCCTGGTGCCCGGTGCTCGGCGAGCAAAAGCACATGGTCGATCTCCACGACCCGCGCTAGCTTGGCCATTGCCGTCCCGGTGACGGTGGCGATCAGCGTCTGCGTCTCGGCGATCTCGTCCGGCGACAATGGCTCACCGGAAATCGCGTTGATGACATTCTGAGCCTGCGCACCGGTGAGACGGCCCCGCCCGAACTCGGCCATGACAGCCTGAAATGCGTGCAGAGGGAGCTTGGTGCTCCCATCCAGTCCGATCAGCCGTTCGTAAAGACCCATTGCGGTCAGCTCGCACGGTAGAAGTCGTTGATCACCGCCACCACGTCCGACCCGTCCGGGGTGATGGCGAACGTGTGGCACGTGAGCGGGATGATGTTCGCGTCCGTCCCCGATGTCGTGTCGTTGTCGTAACAGATGATCAGGTCGGTGACGGTCCCTGACGTGACGGACGTCCACGTGAGGTCCGGGAGGTCCACGGGCATGCGGTCGTTTGTGTCGTCCGGTGCCAGGGCGGCCAGGTCTGTGTCGGTGAGGGTTTTGCGGTTCCACCCGCCGGTGGTGCGTTCCGTCACCGACGCGAGCACCTGCTGGAGGGTGTCGAGGTCACGGAGCGTCGCGTCGGTCGCGCCGCCACGGTCAACGGGCACAACGATGATCGCCGAGTTCGCCGGGTCGTTGCTGTGAACGCGATGGTAAAGCTCTGCAACGCGGCCCTTGGCGATGTTGAAAACAAAGTTGCCCATTTCAGCTCCTGTCCTGCCGGCCCGGCATCAGTCGCTGCGCGGTGCGGGCGTTTCCCCTCGGGGTGGCCTTTACACCATGCTGTGCGAGGGCCGCGTCGATCTGCTCCTGGCGGGCTGCCGCCCGTTCGATCTCGATGTCGAGGTCGACGCGGAGTTTCCTGATGGCGGCGTCGTCGCGGTTGGTGTTGCTGATGGCGGCGAGCTTTTTTCTGGCGGCGGCCTCGCGCAACTCGTAACCGTAGCGTTCGCGGCGCAGCGCGTCGGTGATCGCGTCGGTCTGCTCGACGGTGACCGGGTCCGGGTTGACCTGTTCGTCCTGGTGGTCCGTCATCGTGTCGTGCCCTCCTGTCGGGACGGTGCGGTTTGTGGGGCCGGGCTGACCGCAGCCCACCCGGCCCCTTCACCGCTATCAGAACGTCGGGGTGACCAGACCGGTGCCGCTGATGGCCGCACCCGCGAGCGGGTAACGGCCGGCGGTGAACGCCGAGTAGCCGTAGACGACCAGCTTCGTGGTGAGGTTCCCCGCCTGGGTCTCCTCGAACCGGAGCCGCCGGGGCATCCCGTCGCCCTCCTCCCACAGCATGTGGTCGGGGGCGCGGTACACGAGGATGACGTCCTCGTTGGTGCCCGCCCCGAGGTTCGTCGGGATGTTCGCGTCCGTGACGACAAACAGTCCCTGCATCATGCCGACGGGACCGTAGGACGGCGTGTCGTACGTGGCCATCGCGTTCATCGGGACGTCAGCCGTCGCGGAGATGAGGGGCCGCCCGGTGGTGTCGCTGGCGGCGGTGAACCACCCCCACCGGCGCGGGTGCATCAGGATGTGCGTCGCGCCGAGGAACCTTCCGGCCGCGATCTGCTGGACGGCGTCCGCGATTTTCGGCCACGCCTCCGCGGCGGTCGGTGTCGAGTCGGTGTACGTGACGGTCGCGATGCCGCTGGTGGACCGGAACCCGAGGTGCGTCCCGGACGTGCCGTTCGCGTTGAGGGCGGCGTTGTCCAGGGCCGTGTGGTAGGCGAGCACCAGGTCCTGGTAGATGACCGTGTCGACCATCTCGGACCGCTCGAGCGCCTGGCGGGACACGTCCTGCTCGCCGGCGTACGTCCGGACGTTGACGGTGAGCAGCGTGTCGTCCGCGTCGGTCTCCTGCACAGCGGTGTTCTCGGACGCCTGGGCGGCGACACCGGTGCCGGTCGTGAGCCTGCTGATGTTCACAGTCATCCCCGCGCCGGGCAGCGGGATGCGCCTGATCGTGTCGAGGTACGGGCGGCCGGCGCGCGCGAACGGGGCGAACTCGTCCACCAGATACTGTGGGACGGTGAGGCCGGTGAACGCGCCGGTCCCGACGTCGCGCTTGCTGGTGGCGCCCGGGTCGTGGAGGACGATGCCGCGCTCACGGTAGACGACGTCCATCTCCTGGGCGTGACGGTTGAGGCGCTGCTGGGCGCCGATGTCACCCATGAACCGGGCGGCGAACGCGTCCCGGAAGAAACCCTGACGGTCCCGCCGGTAGGTGAGTTCGCGGTCCGCGGTGACACGGATGTCGGCGGGGCGGCTGTCGGTGTGGGCGGCGGCCGGTTCGGTGCGCTCCGCGACCTCGACGGGGTGGGCGGCGCGGGCCGCCTCGATCGCTTCGGCGCGGTTGAGCGCCTCGCGGGCGCGTTCCACGTCCGCCTGGGCGTCGGTGAACGCCGCCTCGAGGGCGTCGATGTCCGCGTCGTCGCCGGCGGCCTCGATCGCGCCGGCGGCGGCGTGCATCCGCGTGACGGCCGCGTGGTACGCGGCGCGGCGGGTGTCGATCAGTGACATGAGTCGTTCAGCTCCTTGTGCTGGTGAACGGCGACCGCCGCCCTGGCCCGCAGCTTCGCGAGCCGCAAGGCGCGGCCGTTTTCGACAGCACCCGCCGTGGGTGGCGCGACGCTGGTGGTGCCAGGGCGACCCGGCACCAGTATGGTGCCGCGACCGCGCCCGACGTCGGGGCCCTCGGGGTCGAAACCCGAGCGACCGGATGCGGCCAGCAGGCCGCGGATGTCGATGCCGGCGGACGTCGTGGGGTACGCGCCGTGGGCGCACACCGTCACGTCCCACAGTGACCTGACCGACAGGATCGTGTCGGTTTCGACGACGCGCCCCTGGTCGTCCTCCTCGGTGGCGGTCTGGAACTCGCCGGGGGTGAACGCGAACGACATCTGCCGGAGGTTGCCGCGTTTGATTTTCGGGACGACACGCTGGGTGTCCGGATCCGCCGGGTCGAGGCGGGCAAACACGGCGAGCCCAGTGCCGTCCTCCGTGAGCTCCAGTCCCCCGACCTGGGACGGCGGGGTCCCGGTCGCGGCGAGCACTGCGCGGTTGTCGTGTTCGTGGTTGAGCACGACCTCGTGGTCGAGGGAACCAGCCCGCAACTCGTCGAGCACGTCCCGGAAAGCGCCGGGGGCGATCCGCTCCCGCCACACCCACGACCGGCCCTCATACAGGGTGGTGGTCTGGTTGGTGACGGCGGCGTGGCCGTGGAACGTCCAGGACCCGTCGCCGGTTGAGGACGGGTCGGTGCGCAGCTCCACGTCGATGAGCGGTGCTCGGGCACGGTGGACGACGGGGCTGTCGGGTGGGCGCGTTGCGGGCATTTGTGTCATGCCTCCTGGTCGTCCTGGCCGGTTGCGGCGGCGTCCGTCACGGCGGGGACGGCGGGGGTGTTCGGGTTCGGTGCGCCGCCGACCGGGGTGATCTGCGGGATCATCCCGACACCATTGGGGAGTGGTGGCTGGCCACGGCGGGCGCGCGCCTCGTCCGGCAAGTCGATCCCCGCCTGAACGAGTTTCACGTCCGCTTCCGCCTCCGCGACAACGTCACCGGTGACCATGCGCGTCCTGTCAAACATTGGGTAGTCCCGCGACCCGTCACCGAACAGGAACGGGTCCGCCTCGAGCGCCGCCTCCAGGCGCAGCAACCGTGGTGTGAGATGGTAGCGTGCCCATCGTGTCTGCTCATGCTCGGGGCTGATCGGACGGCCGGTGTCCGACCCGCCGTCGATCAGTGACGCCGGCACCCGGAAGATCCGGGCGACGTCCTGGACGGTGAGGCGCGCGGACTCAACGTATTCGGCGTCCTGCTGCGACAGGGTGACCGGGATGAACTGGGCGCCGCCGGACAGAACACGGGTCCCGTGAGCGTTCCCGACTCCGGCGTTGCTCTCCTCCCAAAGGCGTTTCGCCTCCCGCACCTGCCTGATCGGCAGCTCGGCGGGGAACACAATGACATGGCCGCCGCCGGTCCCGCGCGTGTAGAACGCCTCCTGGTACGCCTGGGCGGCGATCGCGGCGCCGATAGTGGACCGGTGGCGTTCGATCGGTGACGGTGCGACCACCCTGCCCCCGCCGTGCGGACCGCGGATGTGGAGGATCGTGTCGGAAGTGACCTCAGCCGACCCCCCGTGCGCCGTGGCGGACCCGGTCGGGTCGAGCCAACCGCCGCCGACCTCCACGCGGTACACAATGGTTTTCCCGCGCGGTCTGACGGTGACGACGTCCACGGACACCTGGTCGGGGTGCAGCGCCCACAGTGCGACGACCCGGCCGGTGTCGTCACGCGTCCTCCAGACGTACGCGTTGCCGCGGGCGGTGAGGCTCGCCTCGACCGTCTCCCAGAACTCGAACCGTGACTGCTGTGTGTTCGGCATCGCCCGGTTGAACAACCGGGCCTGCCATGTGGTGGTGACCGGCCGCCGTTCGAACCCCTGCCCGCGCCACACAAGAAGTCTCATCGACGCGACCGCCTGGGCCGCGAGGGTGATCGCGGCATCGCACGCGGGCACGCCGACGGCGCTCTCAGGGGTGACGTTCACGGCGGAGGCGTACGCACCGGAGCGCTCCGGGATCACTGCGGCAACAGATCTCCGGGCAACGTTCCCGCGTGTCGTCGCGAGGATCACGCGGCCGCCCCAACGCTGGTCACTGCATCACCTGCACGAACAGGACACGGTCGCGGGGCACCTCGAGCACACCGGTGAGCATCGTCGACCCATGCTCCTCAACCACCTTCCCCAGCATCAAAACGATGTTGCCGCCCCACACCCCGAGGCGGACACCGTCGATGGTGTCCGGAGTGCCGGGGTGAGCGTCACCCGTCGCGATGTGCACCCGCACCAGCCGCTTCCGCCGGAACCGCCACGCGAGCCTCGACATCCACCACGGCACCTAAACCCACACCTCCGAGATGAGGCCGGCGCCGGCGACGCGCGGCGCGAAATGCACCGCCATCACTGACGCGACCAGCGCGTCGAACCGCGACGACGCCCGCAGCTTCCTCACGTCCCACCCGCGCTCCGTGAGGGTCGCCGCCGCACCCATCACGTGGGCGGCGAGCACAGGGTCACCGTCGTGCACAACCCGGCGTTCCCCCACAGCCTGGTAGAAGCCCTGGTAGGCGCGGCGCATCTCCGCTGACTGCTGGTTCATGTGCACGGTGTCCACGCCCCTGTCACTGATGATCTCCGCGGACCGCTCAAAGAACTGCGGGTCATACACAACAAACTCAACACGGTATTGGTCCGCGAACCACATGATTTTGTCCTCAACCCGGCGGAGCGACACGCGCCCGCCGGCCGCGTGCTCGTGCGCGGGTGAACGGCGGTCAGGGGCAAGCACCCACGCGGACACGCGGACACGCCCGTCATCCAACGGCCACGCCAACGCGACAGCCGTCGAATCCGACGCGAGACCAATGTCCACCCCGGCGACGCACGGGGCGCGCGGGTCGGGGGGAGGGAGCGACCGGTCCTCGCACGCCCGCCACGCGTCCGCCGGGATCCACTGGCCGTGCGAATCAGCCCACACGCACCCGTGCAACTGCAGGACCGTCGCCGGGTCGATCCCCGGCTGGTTCGCCTGCTCACGCAGATACCGCTTCGTGATCCACGACGCGGGGTTCGCCTCCTTCAACGCGTCCACGTCACGGTGGTCACTCGTCCGAGCCGAATAGTTGTAGACGATGGTGCGGGCATCATGGTTGCGGCTGACAGTGAGGGCGCCGTGGACCTCCACGTCGCCCGCCTCCTGGTTGCGGTCGATCAACTGCCCGAGGATCCCGGTCGCCCGGTCCGACGCCTCACCCGCCGTCGTGATCGCCACTGTCTGCCGGTCCAGGCGCGCGCCGGCGCCCGTCGTCAACGCACCCCACGCGCGCCGCGCCGACGGGGTCGTGAACGCGTGCAACTCGTCCACCATCGTCCGGGACGGGTTCCACCCGTGCACAGTGTTCGGGTCCAACGCCAACCTGTGGATCGACCCGCCACCATCAACACGGTTGATCTCACCAACGTAATCACGGATGTGCACCTGGGGATCCAGCTCCGGTGACATCACCATGAACGTCTTGACGTAATCAAAAATCCGGCCCGCCTGCTTGTCGGATGCCGCAGCGAGAAGCACCTGCGGCTCACCGTCACTCGTCAACAAATGATACGCGGAGTACGCCGCCATCAAAGTGCTCTTGCCGTTCTTGCGGGGCACCACCAAAACGCACATCGACCAGTACGGCGTCCCATCCGAATCGACGGCGAGCACCTCACCCATGAAATCCAGCTGCCACGGCTCCAACACCAACGGCAACCCCGCGAACTGGTCGACGGTCTGCACGCAATGCCGCTCAACCCACCACGCGAAATGGTCGACGCACGACCCCGCCGCGTAACCCTCCCACGGACGCGCAACCAACATCGTCACGCACCACCACCGCCATCAACACGCGTCACCCGCGGCGGCTCACCATCAACACGGCCACCACCCGCGCCAGGCGCCTGCGCAACACCATGAGGCCGCGCCTTCCTGTCCGGGGCGGACACCGCGCCGCGCGGCCTGCCACCCAGGTTCCGGCGCGGCGACCCGAACATCTGCGGGTTCAACCGCTCCAAACACCACGCCGCCGCCCGCCAATCCGACCGGGCGGCGTCCATCACCGCACCCACAGCCTCCAACTCCGCAGCCGCCCGCGCCTCACGCACCAACCGCACAAGCTCGAGGAACGGGCGCTCCGACCGGTCGCACGAACCGCGCTCCCCCAAAACAGCCTCAGCGTCCTCACCCCTCGCCAACCACCCCGAAAACACGCGGGCCGGCACACCCACCGACTCGGCGCACGTCACAGGCGACGCCCCAGTCCGCACCGCACCGACAATCGCGTCACGAACAGCCGGCGTCAAAACCGGCTCACCGAAACGACGACTCACCGCCACCAAAAACCCCTGCAAAACGCGACTCTCTGGGTTTCCGTCAGGGCTGAGGCCGGCCCTCTTCGTCCTCGTGGCACTGGGTTTGCATCCCCCCCTTTGCTGATGAGTGGTGTCATTGGCGGTTGTGTTTGGCGCGGTTGCAGGTTCCGCAGAGGACCTGGTGGTTGGCGGGGTTGTGGGGGTGGCCGCCTGCGTCGAGTGGGGTGATGTGGTCGAGTTGCAGGTCGGTTGTCGCCCCGCACCTCGAGCACCAGGGTTGTTTGGCGATGGCGCGGGCGCGGGCCTGCTGGTGGCGTCTGCTGGTGCGCGGGTCGCGGCGCGGTGCGTGGAGTGGGGTGAGGGTGCCGCCTGGTCCGACGCGCCACTGGGCCACGGTCACATCCTGGTTGGTGTGGCGGTCCCGTCGATGAGTGCGCGTGCGGCGCGTTGGGCGCTGGCGTGGTCTCCGGTGGTTCGCCACACCCGTTCGGCTTCGGTGACGGCGTCGCGCCAGGTGGTGGTGATGGCGTCCCGGTCGGTCCAGAGGCCGTGGTTGGGTCCGCCGTGTTCCCGGACGCCGGCGTCCTCGGGGGTGAGGTTGTGGCGGCGGACGATGTCGGCGTAGGGCTGGAGTTCGGTTGGGATGGGCTGGTTGTTTTCGAGGTGTTGCCAGGCGCTCCAGAGGAGCGGGTGCCAGGGGCCGGCGGCCCGTCCGTCCTGTTCGCGGCGCGCGGCGGCGTCGGCTTGGCGTCGGCGTTCGTCGGCTTCGGTGCGGGCGATTTCGTCGACGATGAGCCGGAGGGTTGGGCCGGCGGGGGGGAAGTTGCTGCGCCACCCGCCGCGGATGAGCCGGTCGATGGCGGCGTTGACGTGCCGGTCCTCGGCGCCCGCCATGGCGTCGAGGTAACCGCTGGTGCGGTCGTGGTCCCAGGCGGGGATGGGCCAGGCGGCCATGAGCCTGCGGATCCAGTGAGTGGTGTCAGCCGCGTTCAGGGTCGGGGTCACGGGTGGGATCGTAGACGATTCTGCCGTTGACGGTGTGACGGGCGACGAGCTGTTCGGCGCGAGCGATCTGTTCGGCGAGGGTTGGGCGGCCGCGTCCTGGTGTGCGTTCCCATGGTGGCGGGTCCGCGTCGTTTTGGGAAGGGGGGGTTTGGGGGGGTTCTCTTCTCTTCTCTTCTCTTCTCTTCTCTTCTCTGCGCGGAATGTCCGCGGACGGTTCGCTTGGAATGTCCGCGGACGGTTCGCTTGGAATGTCCTCGGACTGTCCGTGGAATGTCCGTGGAATGTCCGCGGACATTCCACGGACGCTGCGCTCGTTTTGTTTGCGTTCACGGTCTCGTCTGCGGCGTTCCTCAATGGCGACCGCAGCCTCCTGGTGGTCATCCCAATCGTGGATGACCCATCCGTCGCCGTCCGGGTGCCACAGGCCTGCGCGGACCAGCTGCCCCGCTGTTCCCGCTGACCCGCCGATCACGCGGAGCGCCGCCCGGTTGATCCTGCCACCAGTGCCGTGCTGCGCGGCGTAACCCCAGCTGGACGTCAACACCCGGTACGCCCTGTCCGACAGGCCGATGATCTTCGGGTGTGACCAGAACCCCGCAGTTATCTTGAACCATTCCATGCCCATCACGGGCCTCCTCGCGTGTCGTCAAACCCCATGTCGCGGTTCACCAGCTCGTGGTGCATCTGCGTGTTCAAGTCCATGAGCGCGTCCCGCTCCTCCCTCAGGTGGCGGACGTGGGCGGCGACCACCAGCACCGCGCGCGCGAGCTGCGCGTCGGAGCGCCGGCGGATCAGGCGGAGCGCGTCGTCCGCGTCCAGGTCGGTGGGGACGGCAACCGGGTCCCCGTCAAGGGTTGTCACGCGCCACCACCGAACCGTGGGTCACCCGCATGGCAGTGGCGGCACGCGACGGGGACCAGGCCCTCACCGTTGCGCGCCGGCACGTGCGGCGCCCGCCCGCCACCGCAGTTCGTGCACGTCACCCACACCACGCGGGTGCCGGCGGCGCGCATCCCCGTGTGCGTCCGGGACGGGTCCCACCCCTTGGGGTGCGGGTGGTCGGCGGTCATCATTCGTTTCACCTCCCGGCGAGGACGCGTTCGATCACGTCCCAGTCGTCCGGTGTCCACACGTGGCATTCGGCGCCGGCGGACCGCAGGCACTCAACCCATTGTGTCTGGGCGGGGGACAGGCGCCCGCGGCGCGCCTTCAGTTCGGCGAACACGACACCCACCCGGGGTTTCGCGAGGACCAGGTCCGGGAACCCGGCGCCGTCCGCCGCGACGGGCGTGATGGTCTTGCCGTTGGTGAGGGTGGCGGGCCGGAAGTGCGCGACCCGCCAGCGGCGCAGGCGGGCGAGCTGCACGACCGCGGCTTGGAACTCCGCCTCCGGCCCGTGACGCATCAGTGCCCCCGCCTCACCGCGGCCGCGTACCGTTGCATTGCGGCGTAGATGGTGATGTCGTCCATCTCCTGCTGGATTTCATGGGCGAACCGCTCCGGCGGCCATGTGGTCCAGTCGTCGCCGTGCTCCGCCTGGCCCTCTTCGTACCGTGCCCGCAGGCGCCCCTCAACCGCGGGTGGGTGCTCCCCGTCCAGGAACCGGCGCAACTCACCCCATGATGGGGCGCCCATCAGAACGGAATGTCCGCATCCGGGTTCCCCGGTGCGGCGCCGGCGGCGGCGGGCAGCCACGCCTTCACGCGCGCCCTGACCCGCCCGTCCGCGCCCTCCTCCTGCCGGACGACGACGCGGGCGCGGCGTGACACCAGCCTCTCCGGGTCGAGGATGAACGGTCCCGCGGGCACCGCGATCCCCAGGCACCGCAACCGGTGCAGGACGTACCCGAGGGCGGCGGGGGTGATCCACAAATCGTCGAACAGCAGGCGCCCGTCGAACTGGCCACCGACGATCCGAAGCTGCAGCGCGACGCCGTGCGTGCCCCGCTGGCTGGTGCGTTCCTGCGCGACATCAACCGCCACCAGGTACTCGCCGTCCGGGATGGGTCCTGACCCGGGTTCCGCCACGGGGTCAACCCCCGTGAAATCCACGTTGATCGGTGCCATCACGCCGCCTTCCGGTTGTTGTTGCCGTCGCCGGCGGGTGACATCGCCGCCAGCCATTCCGTGAGGTTCACGTCCCTCACCGCCCCCAGGCGCCCCGACCGGTCCTTGCACCTGCGGCCGCCACCGTCGATGAGCTGCGCGACGAACCTGGTTGCCCGCCCCTCCTCGCTCACCACCCCCGTGTACGCGACCACGTCCACCTGCGCCATCAGCAACCCCGGGAGTTTCTTGCCGCCGGTGACGGGCATCCGGATCGTCTCACCCGTCGTCCCGTCCACCACCACCTCCTCGTGGGCGGTCAGCACAAGGTTCACGTCCAGGTCCCGGAGGGCGCGGACGAACCGTTCCACCACCGTGTTGGTGTCGCCCCACGCCTGCAGGCTCGGGCGGTCACCGCCGATCTCCTCCAGCAGGACGCGGTGCACCTCACCGACCGTGTCCACGACAACCGTCCGGACACCGTTGCCGTCCCGCACGTACAGGTACGAGGCGTCAAGGACGTCCTTGCCGGTCACCGCGACCTCACGGATGTCGGTGCCGGCGTGGATCTCCCGGGCCTTGCGGAGGCCACCCGGCCCCTCCGCGTTCAGGACGAGGATCGGGCCTGGGGCTGACGTGGCACCCACGGTTTTCCCGGTGCCAGGCGGCCCGTACAACAGGAAGTTCGCCGTCGACCCGGCGGGGGTTGGTTTCACGAACTCCAGTGGCAACACGCACCTCCAAACATTGCTTTACCTGGTGAATGGAAACTTGGTGTTCCAGCGTGCGAGTCGCTCACCCGCCGGCGAGCAGCTGCCGCTGGTGTTTCGCGGGGGTCCTGGTGAACAACGCGTCCACCACGCCGGTGTCGCGCGGGTCGTTGCACACATCCCGGAACGGGCACCCCGGGCACGTCCTGGTGGACGGCGCCCGGAACGGGGTGATCCGCCCGGACTCCAAGTCCCCGACGAGGCGAGTCAACGACACCAGCTCCCGGCCTGTGTCCTCCAGCTCCCACGCGGTGAACGTGACACGGTGCCGCTGATGCCACTTGCGGGCACGCAGCGCATCCACCGTCCTCACCGACGGGGCTGTCCCGGTCTCCGCGCACGACGCGAGATACCATTCCGCGGTGGTGTGCTGCCTGGCGTCATGGGATGTCGCGCCGGACGCAAGCACGCGCGGCGGCTGAGGCGCCTGGTTGAGGGTCTCGTCGACGATCACGCCGGCGAGCTGCTCGCCGGTTGCCTCCCGCCACGCCCACGCGTACCGGCGCCCCTGACGGTCCAACGCGAGCATCCCCAAGTCCGTCAGCCGGCGGCGCAACTTGAACTCGACGATCCACACGCGGCCGTCAGCGTCGATGTGCAAACCGTCGAACCGGCCGTGCAGCCGCCAACCGGTGCGCACCGGCACGTCGAACTCGTGCTCACGTGCATCGAGCTCGAGGCGCGCCACGCTCGCCGCGTAATGCCGGAGGATCACGCCGAGTCTCGAAGCAGTCGCGTCGCGTTCACCGTCGCCGGGCGCGCCAGTCGCCCGCACACCGGCGGCGTCCTCGTCGAGCGCCGCGTTCAGGGCGTCGGTCGCGTCCGCGACGCTGCCGGTCGCGTGCCACGCGGCGACAGCCGCCCCCCACGCCCGCCCGTCACGCAGGACCGGTGCGGTGACGCGCGGCACCAGGCTGGACCCCGCCATGCGGTCACCGTAGGTGAAGTCCCACCGGGCGGGGCACTCCGTGAGCGTCCGCAGCTCCGAGTGGCTGACGGTGCGGGTCACCCGGACAACCTCCGGGTCGTGTGGGTGCGGCCCCCGTCGATGCCCGGGGCCGGCCGCGGGCCCCTCCAAAGGGGGACATGTGGGCGTCCCGTCGAACGGGTGCGGGTGACGTTCCACTGCACTTGCGGCGTCGTCTGTTTGTGACATCACCACCGCGTGCCCGCCGTCTTACGCGGCGCCCGTATCGCCGCGACCAGGGGCGGGCCACTCGCCGGTGGTGGGACCCGTGTTGATGCGGCGCAGCACCCGCAGGTGCTCGTCCAGGGCGGCGCGCACCGCCTGGATCCGCTGGACGTCCGGCCTGGTGAACGCCAGCATCTGCGCGCTGCTGCCCTGCATCTCGGCGAGCGCGGCGCGCGCCCGCTCCGCGCGGTCAACCCATGAGGCGATCAGCTCGTGCACCGAGGTGTTCGTTGCCACTTCCCTCACCTTTCGTCCCGCCGCCCCATCACCGGTCAACTCGCTCGCCGCGGGCCGCGGCCGCGTGGAGGACCGCGAGCCTCATAACCAACTGCTCGAGCGCCTCCCACTGCTCCGGCGTGTAATAGCGCCGGTCGATCCGCTGACCGCGGGTGACGGCGACCACCTCACCGATGAACTCGCGCGCCCACGTGATGCTCGGGTGCTCGCCGGTCACTGGGACACCCCCGTCGCCCGCGCCCACATTGCGGCCCGCGCGTGCCAGTCGGCCCTCACAAGCCGGTACCGCCAGTCGCGCGCGGGCCGTTGGTGCCATCGGGCACCGGTGGCGCGCTGCGACACCCCACGGACCATCCGCATCAACGGACCATACGGATGTTCGGACGCCCAGGTGATGACCGTAACGCCCCGGCGGGCGAGCATGAACCGGGGCAGCAGGTCCTCCGTGACGGCGGTCACAGCACCCTCCTCGAGCTCGCGCTCCGGTTCGGTCAGGTCCGCGAACTCGTCCGGGTCGCGCAACAAGTGCAGGAGCTCGTGGATGAGCACCTCCGGCAGCAGCGTGGCGTCGCGCCTCGCGGCCCGCACAACCTGTGGGTTCAGAACTGGGCCGTTGCGCGTGGCGGCGGCCAGAACCACCTCACCGTGACGGGGGGCGGGGGGCAGGTCACCGTTTGTCGCCACCCACACTGGCCGGTCCGGGACCGGGAACCCCTGTCGCCATAACCACAACCGCACGTCACGGGCCACCGCCTGCACCCATTCTGGCGCCGGCTCCGCCGCCCCGGCGGCACCGGGGGTCGCCGCCGGCCAGATGATCGCGGCGGCCGTGACCGTGGCGGCGACAAGCCCGCGTGCCCAGCGGAGGCTCACGACCCGCCCCCGGTGCGGGCACGCTCGATCTCCCACCCGGCGGCACCGTGCCGCTGAGCGAGCGCCTCCATCCTCACCCGGGCGGCGCGCTCCCACTCGAGGTCCGCCTCCAGGTCACGGATGCGGTCCGCCTCACGCTGCGCCCGCCGGATCACCCTCCCGTCGTGCGCCCCGGCCCGGTGCCGGTTGCGCACATCATGCAAGCGCGTCACAACACGATTCGTGCCCATGTCTTTCACGTCTCTCTTTCCTGGCGGGCGATGTCGCGACCGGCGCGCGTCCATCGGTAGGCGTGGTGGCCCCGTCCAGCGACAAGCCGGCGTTCCATCAACCCGGCGGCGACCAACGTCGCCAGCACCGCCCGGACCGCGACAGGTGTTCTGCGGCTCCCCGCGGTCACGTCGGCGACGGTCACGTCACGGCCCGCGGCGTTCGCCACCAGCCACCTCCAGACATCATCCGCCGCCGTCAACGACATCCCGCCCAGTGCGCGTCAACATCCACATTGGCCCTGGCCGGCGCCGGCGATTCCTCACCACGAGACCCCGCCGGTGCAACACCTCGAGACGCGCCACCAGGGACGCGTGCGAACCCGGCCAGTCACCCTCCAACCGATGCCACAGCATCATCGCGGTGCATGGCCCGTGACGCCCGACGGCCCGCAGCAGCTCCACGTCGCCCGTCACGACAACACACTGCGGATCACGGCTAGCTTCGCCTCCGCGTCCTGCAGCCGCCTGGTCACGTCCGCGAGCCGCGAGCGCACATCCGCGCACGGGTCAGGCGCCGGCGTCGGGTTGGGCTGCGAGTACTTGGCTGATGGGGCGAAGAACTGGCGGGCCTCGTCCATTGTGCCGGCCCGCATCATCCCGTCGTCCACGATGACCGCCGCGGTGCGCTCGCCGGTGTAAAACCCGCCCTTCCAGTACGCGCCCCACGGACCGAAGAACGTCGTGTCGGACCACTTGCCGATCATCCGCCACGCGTCCGGGCGGGACCGGTCCATGGCGGCGGGGCCGATCGCACCCCACACCTCGCACGACCCGGCGTTCGTGGTGCCGGGCTCGCCGCCCCACCTGATCCCCATAAGTAATGCGATCGTCGCGAGCGGGGCGTCCACCGCCAGGTTCCACGACTGATCGGGACCCGTCTGGGTGTCACGATGCGCTATCCACAGCGAGCCTGCCGCGTCGTTGTCCGGGTCCAGGACCCTGTCCATGCGCAACGCCCACGGCGGCGAGCCCGTGTCTCTCGCGTGATGCAGCTGCCGGATGATCCCCCACGACGTGGGGGGGAAGAACCGGGGGTCCAGGGTGATCGCAAGCGCATACCAGGCCTGCGTTCCGTGATCCTCGCGGGCGGCGTCCAGGGGCCGGGTGTCCAACCACTCGCACCGCTCGCCGGTTGAGTTGATGGGGTCCACGCCAGCGTGGTGGGTGATGCGGGCGGCGCGCCGCCCGGGACGGACGACGCTGTCGATCACCTCGATCGAGTCGGGCGGCGCAACCTGCACCGCGCACCGGGCGACAGTCCCGTCGGGCTTTTTGACCGACGGGTCCGCCGGCCCCTGGTTTCTGGTGCCAACCGGCAGGTCGTCCCACGTCCACAGCAGGGGGGTGAGTGTGCGCATCATCAGCTCCTGGCCTTGGTGTCCGTAATCTTGTGGATCATCGTCCGCGACAGACCCGTCACCCGGGCGATCTCGCCGAGGCTCATCCCACCGGCGCGGGCCCGGCGGATCAGCTCGTCGCGCTCGTCGCGGATCCCGTCGGCCAACACGATCCGCGACGCTGTTTCGCGGGCGACCGCCGCGAGACGCTCAATGTCAACTGGCTCCATCACTGGCTGTTTAGCGACTGGTACTCGGCGTCGGTGAACACCGCCTGGTATTCCAGCTCCTGGACGGCCTCGCGCAGAAGCTGGATCCACGCGAGCTCGTTGCGTGTCCTTGCACCGCCACTGTGCACCACGTGCCCACGCCTGTCAACCGGGTTTCCACCCGTGCGCGCAGCTTTAGGTGGTTTCGGCGGTTTTGGCCTGGCGGACGGCGGGTCGCGCCCGTACCGTGGCGTCCGCAACCAATCGCGAGGGCCGGCCACGGGTGCCCCCCCGCACCGGCCAGGCCCCCCCGCTAACCACGGGAGACAAACCCATGCCCATCGATCAGGACGTG